CTAAAGGCTAGAAACGATATCAAGCTTCTATGGAATCACGACACCGGAAGTGTTCTAGGTTCGACAAGAGCAGGAACTCTAAAGCTTGAGGAAGATGATTACGGTCTAAGGGTTACGGCAGTGCTACCCGAAACCTCTCTCGGGAAAGATGTTAGAACTCTAATTCAGCGTGGCGATGTTTCGGCTATGAGCTTTGGCTTTTCAGTTCCAGCTAATGGGGATTCTTGGAACACCGATGGAACAGAAAGAACTCTCCGTTCGGTAAGAATTCACGAAGTTTCAATAGTTGCCTTCCCAGCTTATGAGCAGACTTCCGGAACTGCTATGGTTCGTTCTTACGATAAGGTTGCAACTAGAGCAGAAGTAAACGCCGATACTTTAGCGGATGCGATGCTTGCGATTGAAGACGGCAAAGACCTATCACTAGAGCAAGCTGAGGTTCTAACAAAGGTAATTCAAAGACTTAGCCCTGAGCCGGAAGCAGTGGAAGCAGTAGCTGAGGATTTTTCTCTCCTAGAGCTAAAGAAAAAGAAAATCGAACTACTACTAAAGAGGATATAAAAATGGCAACCAAAGATGAAATCAAAAAAGCAATTTTAGAAGCAGCAGGTAATCCAGTAACTGGAATTGTTAGAGACAATGTAGATACTTGGGCTGAAGCAGTTTGGACTCTAGATAACAAAACAGAAACTAGAGTCATTCAAGCAAAAGAAACCCGATAAGGGTAACGCCGGACTTATTCCCTTTCTCCGGCCGAACTCCCCTAGCTCTTAATTCCTTTCGGCTAGGGGAGTTCTCTTTTACCCTGACTAGTAGAATATAAATAACGGATTGAGTCAGCTCTCCGCCTTCCTGTTCCGAGTTAGCTCGACAGATTCAAAAACAAACAAGGAGAAAAAATGAGCGACTTTATTAAGTCTCAAATGGATGCTCGCAATAATCTAATCGAACAGGCTCGTGATGTTGTCGAGTCTGCCGAAGCTGAGAAGCGTGGGCTATCTGCTGAAGACCAGCAGAAAATTGAAAAAATCGAAGTAGAGATTGACCAGCGAGATGCTGCTATTGACACTGCGAGAAAACTAGCAGACCGGGAAGCTCGTGCTTTCGAAGCTGCTAAAGGTTCAGTAGTTCCAACTTCTGAAGTTCGTGGAGATGCGGACATTCTGCGTCAAATTGCTAACGGTGAACTTCGTTCGCACACATTCGGCAACGAGAAGCGAACTTTAGTTCCAAGTGATAATACTGTTCCAAAGAGCTTTTTTGATGAGGTGTTTCTTCAGGCGAGACTTGCCGGGCCAATGCTTAATGTTGCTCAGGTTATCAATACTGCTTCTGGTGAGAATCTAACCATTCCAACGCTAACTGCATATTCAACCGCAACCATCAAGGGTGCAGGCACAGCAATCGCAGACAGCGAACCAACATTCTCATCAATAACTCTTGGTGCATTCAAGTATTCATTCCTTGTTCCTGTTGCTAACGAGCTTTTGACAGATTCAGGGTTTGACATCTCCGCACTAATCGCAGAGCAGGCCGGAAATGCTATCGGTTTCGGTATCAACACTGGCCTAACAGTTGGAACTGGAACAGTAGAGCCAACAGGTATATTCACAACTGGAGCTTCCGCTGTTACTGGTGGAACCGGAGTCAGTGGAGCTCCAACATACGAAAACCTAGTAGACCTAATCTATGCACTAGATGGTCAGGCTAGATTGCTTCCGGGTGTTGGATTCCTAATGTCAAAGTCAGGTCTTGCAGCAGTTCGCAAGGTTAAAGATGGAGACGGAAGATTCATTTGGACAAACGGAACTCTAGTAAACGGACAGCCAGATACAATTCTTGGCTATCCTGTTTATGAGAACCCGGCAGCTGCAGCAGTTGCAACAGCTGCATTCTCGATAGGTTTTGGACATCTTCCTTCTTACAAGGCTCGCCTTGCTGGTGGAATTCAGGTGGCCCAGTCCGGCGATTACGCATTCGACAAGGATGTAACTACCTTTCGTGTTACCGCAAGAGTTGATGGAAACTTGAGCCACGCCGCTCACTTCGTCAAGTTCAAGGGTGGAGCTAGTTAAACCCTAGCCCTCTAAACTGGGAAAGCCACTAGCCGGTAGGGTGCTAGTGGCTTTTTCTTTGTCTAAATTTTCTGCTACTCTATGCCTATGGGAAAATCAAAAACTCCTGCTAAAGAGGAAAAAATAAAAGGAACAGTTAGCTTTTATTCAAATAGCCCAGACCAACCAACGGGCTACGGGCAACAAGCTCGCCTAATGATTGACAGACTAAAAAGAGTTGGCCTAGATGTTGCGGCTCTTTCAAACTATGGGCAAGAAGGAATAAACGGAACAGTAAAAACACCTTCGGGAGATGTTATTCTTTTTGCTCGAGGCTTTGACCTTTACTCTAATGACTCTGCACCTATTGACCATCAAACTTTTACCGCTTCTAAAGGAAATAAAAAAAGTGTTTTCTTTACTCTCTATGATGTTTGGGTTTTAAATAATCCGGCTTTTGACAAGTTGAATATTATGAGCTGGGTTCCATTAGACCACATCACTATGCCACCTCTTGTTGAAAAGTGGCTAAAAAAAGATAATGTTCGACCAGTTGCTATGGCTCCACATGGAGTTAGACAAATGGAAAAGGCAGGGATTGAGTGCGACTATGCCCCTCACAGTTTCGACGGCAAGGTAATGTATCGAAGAAACACAATAGAAGGCATTCCAGTTCAAGAACATATGGGGACTAAAGATAAATTCGTTGTCGGAATTTTTGCCGCTAATAAGGCTTCAGGGCTAGTTCATAGAAAATCTTTTAGCGAAAATTTACTAGCCTTTTCTTTATTCAAAAAGAAGCACACAGACGCAGTTTTATATGTTCATACTGAGCCACTAGGAAAAGCCGGGGGATGGAATCTTCTAAAGCTACTTGATGCTTGCGGGCTAAGTAAAGACGATGTTATCTTCCCTAATCCTCTTAGCTATAAATACGGCATACCGGCAGATACCCTGGCGGGCTATTATTCTGGGCTTGATGTTCTTCTTGCTACCTCTTACGGTGAAGGCTTTGGCGTTCCAACTATCGAAGCTCAGGCGTGCGGGGTTAGGGTTATCGGCTCTGATTGGGCAGCAACAGCGGATTTAGTTTCTGAAGATGGCTGGCTAGTAAACGGACAACCTCAATACGATTCCGGGCAAGATGCTTGGTGGCAGATTCCTAATGTCCCTTCTATCGTTTTTGCTTTAGAAGAAGCTTACAAAATAGGAAAGGGCAGCTCTCAGGTTTCTATAAATTTTGCTTCTGAATTTGAAGTAGAAACGGTTTGGCAGAATCACTGGATGCCAATTCTTCGGCGAACCTTCGGCTGATAAGATAGAACAGAAAGAAGGACATATGGCTATTGTGAATGGTTACGCCTCCCTAAGTGAAATAAAAACTTCCGCTCGGATTACCGATTCTGTGGATGACTCACTTTTAGAACTTGCAGTTGAATCTGCCTCTCGAATGATTGATAGCTACACACAACGCTATTTTTACAATGCGGGAACAGACGTAAGATTATTCGTTCCAGCGGATAATTACATTACTGAGATTGATGACCTGGTTACTCTTACTACTTTACAAACCTCAGACGGCGACCGGTTCGGGACTACTTGGCAAACTTATGATTACCAGCTAGAGCCACTTAACGGAGTAGTTGACGGGCTTACAAGTCATCCAGCAACACGCATTAGAGCAGTAGATAACTATCTTTTTAATTTGCTAGATGGCGAAGCAACCGTAAGAATTACTGGAGTTTGGGGATGGTCGGCAGTTCCAACAGCAGTAAAACAAGCAGCCGTAATTCAGGCAGCAAGAATTTTTAAGAGAAACGATTCCCCTCTTGGCGTTGCAGGGTTCGGAGATATGGGAGTTATTAGAGTTGGTTCACAGCTAGACCCGGATGTAAGACAGCTAGTAGAAGTTTATAGAAAAGTCAGATTCGCCTAATGGCAAGTATTACAGACCTTAGAGCGGGACTAGCTACAAGACTTGGAACTATTGCCGGACTAAGAACCACAACAGAAACACCTGACACCATCAGCCCTCCGATAGCTATTGTCAATGTTACGAATGTAATGTTTGATAAAAGCTTTGCTAGAGGACTTGATGAATACAACTTTTTGATTACCCTTGTTGTTGGAAGAGTTGGAGAACGGTCAGCCCAAAGGCTTTTAGATTCTTATGTTTCATCGACCGGGGCTTCATCGGTAAAGTTGGCAGTAGAATTAGATAAGACGCTCGGGGGAAACTGCGACACTCTTCGAGTTTCTGATATGAGAAATTACGGCTCAATTGTCATCGGTGAAATTACCTACCTAGCCGCCGAGTTCAATGTCGTTATTTACGCACAATAAACCGCTAGAAAATAGGAGAAAAATAAATGGCTAAGTATGTAGTAACAGCCACAAAGGTAACAATAAATGGAACAGATGTTTCTGATGCTTGTGCAGCAGCAACTCTTGAATTGACTTCTACTGATGTAGATGTAACCGATTTTGGTTCTGGAGGGTTCACTAAGGTAATTGGTGGGCTAAAGTCCGGAACTGTTTCTTTAGACTTCCATAACGATTATGGCGTGGGCGGAATCAACACGATTCTAAACCCGCTTCTTGGAACACTTGCAACCGTTACAATTAACCCAAACGGAACAGCACCTTCAGTAACTAACCCAACTTGGACGGCTTTAGTTCTTGTTAATAGCGTTAGCCCGGTATCGGGTGCAGTCGGCGACTTGGCAACCTTCTCGGTGTCATTTCCAACTTCTGGTTCCGTAACCTTCGCAACCGCATAAGGATAAAAGATGAAACTAACCCTACACATCAAATTCAACGATGGAACTTCTAAAGATGTTCCTGTTTCTGCTGCCGACATGGTTGCCTTCGAAGATAAGTTTGATACTTCGATTGCACGACTAGAGGAGGCTAGAATTTCTTGGTTGTTATTTTTAGCTTGGCACTCTGAAAAGAGGCGTAAGACTTCAGATAAAGACTTCGAAACTTGGCTAGATACAGTAGACACAATAGGAGAATCCGAAGACCCAAAAGCGGGCAAATAAAAGGTTTAGGCGATAGGTCAGCACATTGGTTTATAGCTTCCCTAGCGGTTGAATCCGGAATTCCTCCGAGTGTTCTTCTTGAACAGTCAGACCGGATGCTATGGACTATGCAGCGTTGGCTAGTTGCTAAAAATCTTCCAAGAAAATAAAGCTTGTCCCCCGCTTCGGCGGGGGATTAGCTTTTTCACGATTTGATAGAATAGAACAAAGCGAGGAAAAAATGCAGATAGAGATTGAAGGTGTTCAAGATACAGTTCGCCAGCTTCGCTTGATAGAACCCGAGTTATATAAAAAAATGATTTCTGAAGTAAAAAATGAACCCGGCGTAGCTTTGGTTGTTTCTGGTATCAAGTCAAGAATTCCAAGCGTTTCACCTTTAAGAGGAATGAATCATAAAGGCCGGACTGCTTATACCGGGGCTAAAGTTTCAACCAACTTTAGACCAAGCAACCGACTAACTAGAGGTAACGAGCGTTCTATTCTTACTATCGGAGCTTCGCCTTCTGGCGGTGGTGTTGGTTTTGAAATTATTGATATTGTTGGTAGAGGAAAAAAAGGAAATTCCCCACAAGCTCAAGGTATGAAGCGAAAATTAGTAGGCGACCCTTCTCGTTATGTTTGGAAAGGCTTTGAAGAAAAAAAAGAGGGAATAGAAAGAGCCGTAATAAGCA